ATTTATTAGATGAATGGTTGCTAAAATGCACAGGTAAAAGGATTCGTTATGCTACGCAAAATTAAGCTATACGGAGAGCTTGCAAAGTTTCTAGGTCAAAAGACTTTTGAAGCTGAAGTTTCTAGTGCTGCACAAGCTATAAAATTTTTACTTGTTAATTTTCCAGAAGTAGAAAAACATATAACAGAAAGACAATATAAAATATCTGTAGGCAGTTGGGAATTGAACGAAAAAGAATTGCTTTATCCAAGTGGTCTTGAGGACATAAAAATAATACCTGTTATAGGAGGTGCTGGGGGTCGTGGTACAGGTCGTTTTATTTTAGGTGTAGTGTTAGTGGGAGCAGCTATCGCTTTTCCTGGAGCAGTTTTAGGTTCAGGTGGATTTACGTCTGCCGTTGGATTTTCAGCCTTTCAAGCGACTGTTGGAAATATTGGTTTAGCTTTAGCTTTAACAGGACTTTCTCAAATGCTTACTCCTGTTCAAAACGTACCTGAAAATGACCAAGACCCTAGAAGATCGTTTAATTTTAATGGTATTCAAAACACATCAAGAGCAGGAGTAGCTGTTCCTGTTATCTATGGAACGGTGCTTACAGGTTCTATTGTTGTTTCAGCAGGAATCGAAAATG